TGATAGTTCAGTATCAGACCTTGCTACTAATATGGAAAACGCGGCTACTAACGTAGCTAATCTAATAAGAGGTATGGGCGTACTGCTATCTCAGCTAGATAAACTACCAGGCGGGTTTAAGTTGGATGTAGCGATGATACCTATTATCGGTACTTACCTGAGCTTACTTACAGAGGCAGGGGCAAAAGCGGCGCGTATTGCAGCGGTAGGTGGCCAAAAAAATCCAATACAGGCAGGCACATATTTAAGTACACAAAAGAAAATAACAGCCTTAACCAAAGAGCAGCAAAAAGCCCAGGCTAAAATCCTTGCAGATAAAAAGTCACAGGCAATTTTAGATAAGGCTAACCTAGCTTTAGCTAAGGGTAACGACGTCTTTAATATGGATGCTATTCAACTTAACGCAGCGCTTATAGGCCAGGCTGAGGCTTTAGGCAAAGCAACTACTAGCGCACAGATCTTAGGCATAGCTAATGATATACAGCGCCTAAAGGTTAAACAGGATATAGCAGCGCTAGAGGATGCCATAGCCTCTAAGGATGATGCAGCCATAGTAAAGGCCACGGCCAAGCTAAACGAGGACTTAAAGATATTAGGCGCTTTGCAAAAGCAAGATGCCAAGCTGCTAGACATAAATAACGTCTTAGCGGGTATGAAGTCAACGGATCTTATTAACCTGGCTAACCTACAAGCGGCCTTAGACCTATTAGCTAAGTTTAAGTTCCCTACCTTGACCTTGCCAGGCATAGTGATGCCAGGGGGCACTAGCAACCTAAACCCTAACGCGGGCATTACTTTTAACCCTAACCAAAACAAAGACCGTAACTATGACCAAAACGTATTAGATATAGCTGCAGGTATGTCTAGTAGTCAAAACGTTGCAGGTATCAACTTTAACCCTAACCAAAACAAAGACCGTAACTACACTAATAATGTAATTAACGTAAGCGCTGGGGTTATTGGTGATGAAAATATAATTGTGGATGCGGTGCAAAACGCCCTTAATGAGATAGCGCGTAGAGGCTACTTAACTACCTACGCAGGGGCGTTGCCAGCGTGACCGTGCCTGTAGTAAACGCTGTTATTAACTTTAGTACTGGCCCTAGCTTTGCTCAGGCTATGATTTTAGACAGCGGCCTATTAGATACTAACGTGCTAGCAGATAGCGCTAGCGTAATCGTGGACGTATCTGATAAAGTGGATAGCATCCAAACTATTAGAGGCCGTAACGCCCAGGCTGACCAATTCCAAACTGGTACCCTATCCTTGCGCATAGTAGATCAAAACGGTGATTTTAACCCACAAAACCCTAGCGGGCCTTACTACAACTTACTTACGCCTATGCGTAAAGTACAGATTACAGCTACCTACGGCGCTGTTACTTACCCTATCTTTTCAGGCTTTATTACGAGCTACCAAACTACTACGCCTAAAAATGCTAATGACGTAGTTTACACGGTCATAACAGCCGTTGACGCTTTTAGGCTGGCACAAAATGCACAGATCAGTACCGTAGCGGGCACCTCAGCGGGTCAACTCAGCGGTGCAAGAATTAACGCCTTGTTAGATGCTATTGACTGGCCAGCCTCTATGCGTGACGTAGATGCAGGGCTTACCACTATGCAGGCAGACCCAGGAACCGCCCGCACAAGCCTTGCAGCTTTGCAGACCGTAGAGACTAGCGAGTACGGCGCCTTATATGTAGATGCGGCTGGCTCGTTTGTCTTTCAAGATCGTAACGTGACGGCTGGCAGTACTGGCGCTACGCCTACAGTATTTAACGATAACGGCACAGATATTAGCTACTTTAATGCGGTGTGGCGCCTTGACGATACTCTTGTTTATAACTCAGCTAGCATCACCCGCACAGGCGGCACAGCTCAAACAGCTAGCGATGCCGCCTCTATCGCTAAGTACTTTATCCATAGCTACAACCAGCAAAACCTACTAATGCAAACCGATGCCGTGGCCCTGGATTATGCGCAGGCATACGTGGCATCTAGGGCTGAAACTAGCATCCGCTGCGATGCTATACAGCTAGACCTTTATACAGATAACTATAACTTAGGCATTATTGCAGCCCTTAGCCTTGACTATTTTGATCCTGTAACTATTACAACTAACCAGCCTGGCGGATCAACCCTAACTAAAACTTTGCAGGTGTTTGGCGTTGCTATGAGCATAAGTCCTAACAGCTGGAAAACGACACTAACTACGTTAGAGCCAATAATTGACGGCTTTATATTAGACTCATCCCTATACGGCTTGCTTGACAGCGGCGTATTAAGTTACTAAGGAGTAAGTAAATGGCTAAACAGACCTTTACCACGGGCCAGGTATTGACGGCTGCGCAGATGACTAGCCTGCAGCAGACGGCTATGGGTGGCGGATCAACTACTGCTAAGACCGCCTCTTATGTCTTAGTGGCCGCCGATGCTGGCACAGTCGTACAAATGAACAGCGCAAGTGCCACAACTATTACAGTAAATACAGCTCTATTTGCAGCTGGTGACACAGTACAGATACAAAATGTGGGAGCAGGTGTCTGCACAGTAACGGCAGGCACAGCAACAGTTAATACGAGTAGCACCCTAGCCCTAAAGCAATACGATGCTGGCAGCCTTTATTTTAACAGCACAAGTGCGGCTATATTCTTTGCCACAGATGCAGCCGATAGCACCTCACCTTTAACTACTAAAGGTGATCTCTACGGCTTTTCTACACTAGATGCAAGAATACCTATTGGCACTAATAATCAAGTTTTAACTGCCGACTCAGCCCAAGCGTTAGGCTTAAAATGGGCTACGCCTACTAGCGGTGGTATGACACTACTTAGCACTACAACACTAAGCGGTTCAAGTACAAGCGTTACAAGCATCTCAGGTTCTTATGTCAATCTTTTAATTTTGGTAGAAAACGCAGGAATTCAAACAACTGCTGGAATTATTACTGCAAATTTTAATGCAGGAACTACTAACATTTATCAGACTTCTTTTAGGACTAACTCAACAACTGCTTTAAACACTGCTAGTGGAAACATAACACTTAGTCACGGTGAAACTTGTGATACCGCGGTTGTTGCTAATTCATTTGCTATCCAAGTTTTCAATTATGCCTCAGGTGCAAGAAAAGGACTTAATTTTCAAGGCAATTATTACGCAACTGGTTGGAAAGGCATTTGGGGCGGTGGTGGCTTTGAAACTGCTACTGCAATTACATCGTTTCAAATTACAACATCTGCAGGAACTTTTTCGGGCGGCACACTTAAAATCTACGGAGTAAACTAATGACTAACTCAATGATAAGAATCCACGATATAGAAACTGATGAAGTCGTTGATAGAGAAATGACAAATGAGGAATATGCCAATTATCTTGCTGCACTTGAACCTAAGCCTTTAACGGAAGCGGAACAAAAAGCCGAAGCCGACAAAGCCGCACTTTTAGCCAAACTTGGCATTACTGCCGATGAAGCAAAACTACTACTGAGTTAAAAGGAGAATAAAATGGGTCCAGTAACGTTTAATATAAGCAACCAAACTAAATATGATCTAAAAGTACAAGCATCTAACGGCGCACAAGCTGGGGCAGTAGCAGGCGCAGGTACTAGCTTAGGCTTTACACCCGAGGACACAAACATAACTTGCGCTATGCGCTGGTATCAGGACGGCATCTGCATCTTGCAGGGATCTGTAGCCTGGTCAGCTGGCGGTAGTGGTGCCGATGACGGCTGGAGCACGAGCAACCTTATCTGTATGAACGGTGAAGCTAACGGCGTGGGCTTCTCAGGTTGTAACGAGGGCTGGGTTGAATTACAACCATATAACCTAATGGCTAATGGTGGAGAAGTAAGCGTTACTTACACAAACGCTTAAAACTTTATGCTGACAAGTTACAACGGCTGGCCAGCATCTAAGGATCAGGCTGAGATAGGCGTTAAGCCTTTTAAGGTAGAGGGCACAAGCCTTAAACTGCGGTGCGCTGAAAAGGTTGAGCCGTTGCTACTCAACTTTGCTAAAGAGTTTAATGAGTTAATAGAACCTTTAGAGGGCGGTGCGCTAGATGACTGGGGGTACTGTTACAGAGATGTAAGAGGAGTGCCAGGCAAACTTAGTAACCACAGTAGCGGCACAGCTATAGACCTTAATGCTAGTAAGCATCCGTTAGGCAAGGTAGGTACCTTTGATGCAGCTAAGGT